GAATTGGTGTGAATTAGGAGATGAAGAAATGTCATCAAAACATCCAGAGGCCTATGAACCAGAAGGAAGAGTATTTAGAGATTTTGGATGATGAATTGATAATAAAGGATATAGACATTATGGAGAAATACCTCTAACACAAGAAGAAAAAAATGACAAATCAAGAACTAGAACAAGAGATTCGTGATTATATAAAGACACTTTATAATGCCGAATATGTAGGATTTATGGAAGTACTTAACGAAGATGGAATATACTCATTAGCATTAGGAATTCCTTCATATATGACTAGAACAAATATAGCAATAGATACAGAATCAGAAGCAGAATTCTTAAATTATATAAAAGAAGAATTAAGAACTAGAAATTACATGAGACTAATGATTTATAATGTTACAAGAACAAATGATACAAGAGAAGAATAATGATATAATTAAAGAAATAGACAAAGCCATTAATGAATTAGTTTATGAAAAATCAAAATTCATAAAAGCATATAATTATTATAATGGTAAGAGAGATCCTGAACAATTTAGGCATCTTGAAGAAAATTATGGAATAGGTACTTCTTCAGCAGTAGAATTTGTTCCATTAGTTAGAAAACATATTGACGTATTAATAGGAGAATATTTATCTACTCCTGTATTACCTAGAATATCATGTAAAGACAAAACTACAATTTCAAATATTTATAGAGATAAACAACTTGCTATAAATAATGAAGTTATAAAAGTATTAAATAAACATTTATTAAATACTATATATTCTAATATACAAGGAAAACAGGGTGTAGAAGATTCCCAAATTAAAGCTGAAATAAAATCTGCACAAGAATCAACAGAAAGAAATTTTATTTCTGATTATGAAATTGCCGGACAAAATATTGTAGATTATTTAATGCAATCTCGTAATATAGATTTTGCTAATAAAAGAAAGATTTTATTAACAGATTTATTAATTACAGGAACTTGTTATTATAAAGTAGAAAAAAGTGGATCTGGAACAAATATTTCTATTAGACCATTAAACCCTATAAATAGTTTTATTGAAAGAAATCCAGATTCTCCTTATCTAAAAGATTCATCTAGAGCAGTTATTAAAGATTTTATGACTAAACATCAAATACTTAGTAAATATGGTCATTTATTAGATAAAGACGATATTGAAAGATTGGATAATTTAGAAGATTATTCTCAAGATGGGTCTAGTACAACATATATTAGAAGTTTTGATAATAAAATAACAGGAGAACCATTAGGAGATGGTATTTTAGGTGGATTTGAGGTAACTCCACTACTTCCCTATGAAAGAGGTGGAAATAGATTTTATAGATTATATCCTGTATATGAAGTAGAATGATTGAAAACTGATAAGGAAGGTGATAAATATATAATGAATCGCTATGAAGGAGTGAGAATAGGAACTAATATCTATATTCCAGTTGGAAAATCTGAGAATGTAATAAGAAGTGTCGATGATCCATCAATATGTTCATTATCAATAAATGGAATGTTCTATTCTGATAGAAATAGTGATCCTTTTTCATTAGTATTATCCACTGCAAACTTACAAGATAAATATGATGTCTTAAATTTCTACAAAGATAATTTAATTGCTGAATCTGGATCAAAAGGAGATTGAATAGATTTAGCATTTGTTCCTAAGTTATTAGGTCAAAATCTCACCGAAAGATTAATGAAATGAAAAGCTTACAAAAAAACTGGAGTGGCATTAATTGATTCATCACAAGATGGTGAACCTATGAATACCATGTTTGGCGGATTTGATGATACAATATCTAGAGACGTAGTTCAAGCAATTGAAATGGCAATTGAAACTGTAGAAAATACTTGTTCATCAATTACAGGAGTATTTAGAGAAAGATTAAATGGAATTGAACAGCACGATGCAGTTACAAATATACAAGTTGGGGTTAAAAATTCAGCTCTTATAACTAAACAATATTATCAAATCATGGATTTAATGACAAGAGAAATTTTATTAGATTCATTAAATTTAGCTAAAAAAGTTTATAAAAAAGGCGTTACTGGAACAATTGTATTAGGAACAAGATTAAATAAAATATTTACGGCATTACCAGAACATTATACTTTAACTGATTATGATATACATATTGCAGATAGTGCGGATGTTATTAAAGATCAACAATTTATTCAACAATTAGTAATGGAATTTAGTAAAAATGGAAACATAGATCCCGAAATTATTCTAACTGCAATCACAGCTAATGGTTTAACTGAAATGAAAGAAAATGTTCTTGAAGCGATATTAAAAAAGAAGACTGAAACAAATCAATTAGGACAATTGTCTCAACAACTTGAATCATTGCAACAACAATTAAAACAAACAACTTCTGAAAATCAAAAATTGCAAAATTCTATTGATCAATTAGATCAACAAAAATTACAATTAGAAAGAGAAAAATTTGAAACTCAAAATGAAATTAATTGATACAAAGCCAAAGATATTTCTAATTTTAATGATAAAAAAATTGAATTAGATAAAACAAGAGTTCAATTAGAAGGAGCACAATTATTAGACACTAATAGAAAAAACGATGAAATAAAAAATGAATAAAAATGGAACACGAAATAATAAATGAAAAGCAAAATAAAATTAAAACACTTTTAACCTCAGATGATTTTATTTTGAGTGGAGGTGTTTATAAATCTCCTGAAATAAACTGCCTTGGAGAAAGTGGAGTTGTAGAAATAACAACTTCTGGAATAGTAACTATAGAAAAATCAATAAGTGGAAAAGTATTTACAAAAATAGAATCTTTCTCATTAGATTTATCTATAGACGGATCTGGAGTATTTAATTTAACAGGAATGGTTTTAGGCCAACTTTTTAGAATTTGCTCAACTCTTGAAGTAACTTCAGCAATAATATTAGCATAATATGAAAAATTGTAATTTTAATGAACAAGAAATGATAATAGATGTAACAAACACTCCTTCTGGAAATATAACAGCTACTACTTTACAAGGAGCAATAAATGAATTAGATGAAAACAAAGTTGAAAATAGTTTAATTAATATAGTAACAAATAATATATATATTGATAATTCTAGAATAGATACTTATATCGAAAACGGAACCATCAATAGACCATTTAAAACATTTAATTCTGCAATAGCCATTATGGTAGAAGGAACATCTTATGTTATATATTTGTCCCCAGGAAACTATATTGCTGAAACAGTAAATCTCCCAGCTTGTCCATTTACGTTATATGGTAATAAGGCTACACTTACCGTCACAGAAATGACCATTAACGAAAGCCATGCCATCTATGACCTAAATACAGTGGGTATTATTAATTACGCTTATACAGGTGCTTCGCGTTCTATACGCATGGGAGGCAGTATTAATGGGGCAGTCAATATTGCTGGTGGGTTCCCGCATTTTGAAAATCTGAATTACACAGGAGTAATGACAATAACAGGTGGTCATCCTTATTTCAGAGGACTTACTGGGGGTGGAAGGATTGTATTAAATGGAGCGGAAGCAATATTATCGGTTTCAGACATAAATTTGGACAATAATCTTGCTGTATCCAATATAACAGTTACCGATGGTCAATTAATTGTAAATGGAGGTATTTTAAAGAATGACGGGACATTGCCTAATATTGCACTTAACAACGTCAATCTGATTACAGCGGCTCATGCTTTTTCGGGGCTATTAGCTCCATACGTCACTTGCGGAAACGCTTATACTTTACTAGCTCCTGATTGCGTTATACCTATTATAACAGGTACTTTAATCATCCCGACACAACCGTCTATGTTTGCAACTGGAATAGGTGGTGGGACGGCGCAGGCTCAAACGGCAACAATACCGATGGCAGCCGTTGGATTATATGCTGGATTGAGGGTAACATACTTTGCATCGGTAAGTAATACAGGGGCGGCTACAACCGTTAATGTTAATGGTTATGGCGTAGTAACTATTATACGCGGGGCTGGGGCTGTAGCAACATCAACAGCTTTAGTCGCAAACGATATACTTGCCAATATGCCTGTGGATATATTGTATAATGGGACGTTATGATTATTAATGAATCCTCAAACGATATAATAAAAATTAATTATGAAAATATTTATTATAAAATTAATAGAATATTTAAAGGATTTTATTAAAGAATCTAAAGAACGATGAAAAGCAGAAAGTCCTGAATATTGAAAAAGAATATTAAAATTTTCAATAAAATTAGGAACAATAGCGGCATCAATAATCGCTGGAGATAAGTTTTTTGATTTACAACAATATGGAGTAGATCCAATTATATTTACTATATGTGGATATATATTGACTGCTTGTTGTGCATTAGGTTTATCAGCAAAAATAACAAAGAAAGATGGAGATAACGAAAGAACAACTTAAAAAAATAATGCCATCGTCTATTAATATAGATGAATATATTTCTTTTTTTAATAAATGAATGCCCTATTATGGAATAACAACAACAGAAAGGATTTGACATTTTTTAGCACAAATAGCTCATGAGTCAAATCAATTAAAAACAGTTATTGAGAACTTAAATTATTCTGAACAAGGTTTATTAAGTACTTGACCAACAAGATTTACCAAAGAAACGGCTAAAAATTATGCTAGAAAACCAGAAAATATTGCTAATAAAGTATATGCAAATAGAATGGGAAATGGTGATGAAAAATCTGGAGATGGTTGAAGAAATAGAGGAATGGGATTAATTCAATGTACTGGTGCTGATATAAGATCTGAAATGATAAAAGACTGAAAAATATCTATTCCAGAAAATGAACTTTGACTTTCTACACCAGAATATGCTGTTAGATCTGCTTGTTGATTTTGATGAAAAAAGGGTTTAAATAAAAAAGTAGATTCTGGAGCAACTGTAGAAGATGTAACTGAAATAGTAAATGGTGGTAAAAATGGTTTAAAAGAAAGAATAGAATTTTATAATCGCGCTAAAAATATAATAAAATAATGACAATAACTCAATCTGATACAAATAGACAAATTATAATGTTAGATACTACTGCTATTGGATATAAATATATTCATGCAGTTGTTAGAGTTGGTACTCAGGTTGCAACATTATATAATAGTAATATAACAGAAAATAGTTCTACTTTTGTATTACCAACGGATGGTCTATATTATTTAGTATCATTAAAATTACCAACAACAGAAACTTCCGGAGTATATTATATAACTTCAGAGTCTAAAATAATAAAAGATTCTATAGAGTATTCTATCATAGATTTGCTTAATTCAGATTATGATTTTGGAAGTAACAAAGTTTATGAATTTATAATGCATAAATACACTATAACTAAATTAATAAGTTCTTTAACTAAAGATTTAGCAAAAAATACAGATATTTGTATGATTGATAAACAAAAGACAAAAATAAAAAATACATTAACAATGGGTTTATTTGTTGTAGATGAATTATTTAATGATAGTCAAT